TCTTGCAAAACAAGCCGGAATAATTCCTCACAGGCCGGGGACATATCCCTGTATCCCTGCCCAAACTCAACCATTGTAAGCCCGGAATCTTCCAGCCTTTGCTTTAACATCTCCGCGCCCCAGCGGTCGTAAGCGATTTCTTGGATGTTATATATTTCAAATAAATCCTCAATCTTTTTTTGTACATAACTGTAATTGATTACTCTTCCATCTGTGGTGTACAACAAACCTTCCGCAAAAAACTGGTTATAAGGCACATGGTCTTTATCGATGCGCCTTCTCATGGATTCTTCGGGAATCCAAAAAAATGGCAGTATCTCATATTTGCTGTTTTCATCATTTGGGTTTTCCGGTGGGAACACCAGTACAAAAGATGTTATGTCTTGGGTTTTGGATAAGTCTAAACCACCGTAGCACTTGCGGCGTTTCAGTTTTTCCGGGTCAACGGGAGTGGCGCATTTATCCCATAATTCCATTGGTAGCCAACGGGACTCCTGTTTTACCCATTGGTTTAAATTCAATCGCCGGAATTTATTTTCGTTGGAAGCATTCAATTTAGCATCCTCAAACTCAGTACGAAAGCCGAAGGGGTCAATTGTAATGCCATATGACGGATTAACACGCCGCCAAACTTCCTCAGATTTCCAATCGTCTTCTTCATTTGCGGCGTAAATAACAGGGTAAAATGTTGGGTCTACCAATTTTCCGTTAATAATATCCTGTGCTTTTTGGTATTGTTCATAACATATGGATTCGCGGTCATACCCGGCTGTCGTTATAATAAATGTCAACGGTTGTTCCCTCGCCAGCCCGGAGCCTGATGTTACTTTCTCAAAAAGGTTACGGTTTGGCTGGGCGTGAAGTTCGTCAAATATTACGCCGTGGGCGTTGAGTCCGTCTTTTGTGTACGCTTCCGCGCTGAGAACCTGATAAAATGAATTAAACGGTTTGTATGTTAAGCGTTTTTGCTGGATGTTTAGTTTTATATGTTTATTTAACTCCGGCCACTGCTCTACCATATGTACAGCTACATCAAAGACGATACTGGCCTGTTGGCGGTCGGTTGCACATCCATAAATTTCCGCTCCATATTCCATATCTATGCACAGGAGTATTAGCGCGATTGCGGCGGCCAGTTCGGATTTGCCGTTTTTCTTGGGGATGGCTACAAATGCCCTGCGAAACTGGCGGCACTCGTCATATGCGCGGACGATGCCGAAAAGGTCGCGGACGATTCGCTCTTGCCAATCAATAAGGGCAAAGGGTACGCCGTACCATTTTCCTTTTGTATGCTTGAGTTGGTTGCAAAAATGCACGGCTGTATCGGCAAACCGTGATTTGTATATCGAACCCGGAGCCTTGAAACGGCTGGGTTTGTAATTTTTTAATCTTGGAAAATCTGACATTTATTCGGCACTCCTATACTAACAAGATACAGCCTCCCATCGGAGACTGTTCTTGGAATTTGCGGTTTAAGCGGTTGTTGCCGGGTGGTTATTGTTAAGCTTCGTTGTCGTTGTCGTTGTCGTTGTTGTTGTTGCACATATCGTTATCGTCGTTGTACATTTCGTAAAGGTCGTCGAAAGTGAAGAAGTTGGATAAAAACATCTCGCGGTCAAATATTGTTATGTGGACGCTTCTGCCAGTGGCTTTGTCAGTAACCAATATCGGACGCCATTGCGCTCCGCTTGTTTGTTCTTCATGCATTGGCGGTCACCTCACCTTCGTCTGCGCTTGTGTCGGTCACGTTTGGGGTTTCGGTTTCCAGCGCGGTATCTGCCGAGGCTTCATCGGCAGGAGTTTTCCCAAGGGCAATTTCGGTGATTTGTGGCGCGGAAGCGGCCTCCTTGACCGCTTTATCTGGAGCCCCGAACCGCCACGCGCTGTTGCCATCCAATTTTGCACCCATTATTTTCCTGATGAGCGAGTATTCCCGTCCTATTAAACCAAGCCCCAGCAGATATACCCTCATGGTAAACTTTTCATTTTGGTATGCTTCTTGGGGTTTCGCAGTTACCCGTTTCTTTTCCTTGGCTGTGGTTGCAAGCGCATGTATGAATTGTGAGTAGGCGTTTGCCGTGTCGCTGTCGGAATATTCAAACCAAGGAAACGCTATCCGATTATTGTCTAAAATTTGTATGGGTAAGGCATCCACTCCAAGTGCCTTTTTTATGAGCGGTTCTTTGGAAAGCACCAGTTTGCTAAGTCGGTCTAAGCTGTCCGGGTCGAAACCTTGTAATGGAATTTCGATGCAAATTTTATCCGTGGGTGTTTCCGGCTCAATTGGCGCGTCTTGGATTTCGGTGTCCGGCGCGGTGTTTTTTTCCGGGCCTTCCATTTCCGGCCCAGCAGCTTCCATTTCTGCCCCGGCTTCCATTTCCGGCCCGACGATTTCCATTTCGGCCCCAGCTTCCGACACGACGCTTTCTTCCATTTCGGTGTCCGCTTCCGGTGCGGCATCTTCTTCCACCGTTTCAATTTCCGCTTGGAAACCGCGTTCGGCCAGTTCTTCCAAAATGTCGGTGGGAAGTTCCCCGGTAACCGTACCTTCTTTATCGACAATAAAATCCTCACCGATTTGGTATGCGTAGGCTTTTTGAATCCCCAAATATTGAGATTCGGTGTTCAGCAGTTCGCTGATGGCGGTTACCAATGCTTTTCTTTCTTTGCCCGTTACTCCGAATTTGTAATTGTTCATCGTGTTACCCCCTGAAGGTTTATTCCGTGGGGCTGGTCGGACGCTTCGCGTCCTGCTCGCCTATGCGTCCGAGCTTGCCGCCCCCCGGTATAAACACTATAACTCTGTCCGGGGACACCTTCAACGAACAATCAATGGCTCTCAACCCATGATTATTACTGGCTTTCTTCCGCTTCGTACACTTCAATGTAAGGCTTCCGCTCCCCATCCCGAACCAAATATATATCCTTGTCGCTGTTTTGCATTTTAGCGAAACGAAGCGCGATAACATCACAATATTTCGGGTCAAGCTCCATTAGGTAGGCCGTGCGGTCAGTCTGCTCCGCCGCCATCAGCGTTGTTCCCGATCCGCCAAAGAGATCCATAACCGCATCTTCCTTCCGGGATGAATTGTTAATCGCCCGTGCCACCAATTCGATGGGCTTCATAGTAGGATGGTCTTCGCTTTTCTTTGGGCGCGGGATTTGCCACATATCGGATTGTTTACGATCTTCCAGACGAACAAGCCGCCCAGCCCCTTCCAGCCAGCCGTACCAAATCGGCTCATATTGGGTGTTGTAATCTTTACGGCTCATGACAAATGTGTCTTTGCTCCAAATGATGGTACTGCTCCAATGATACCCAGCCTCTTCCAAAGCAAAATGTAAGCGCGGCCACTCTTGAGCCGACATCACTATGTACACATTTGCGCCTAACTCGATGCCGGAGGCCATTGCCTTGAACGCCGACAGTAAAAATTTATGGAAATCCTCTTTTGACATTTTGTCGTTGAGAATTGTCCTTTGCTTCCAGCTTGGGTGTGCCGCGCCGCCGTAGTCCACATTCCACGGTGGGTCGGTGAAGGCCATTTTTGCCTTTTTGCCATTCATCAGAATTTTGACCGCGCTTGTGTCGGTGGAATCACCGCACATCAGCCTGTGCCGCCCGATCTCCCAAACATCGCCAAGTCGGGTGATGGGAGTTTCGATTTCGGCAACCTCGGCCTCCGCATCAAAATTATCTTCTTTGACGTTACCGCTTTGTCGTTCCATTTCTTGCCACAGTTTATCCATTTCCTTTTGCTCAAAGCCTGTCATTTCCCAACTCATGCCGCTATCGTCCAAATCCTTCATGACTGCGGCCAGCTTCGGCATATCCCAATCACCGGATATTTTATTCAACGCGATGTTTAATAATTTTTCACGCTGGATATCCATGTCAACAACAACGCAGTCAATTTCTGTGTAGCCAAGTTGTACCAACACCTTAAACCGCTGGTGGCCGCCAACGATATGCCCGGTACGCTCGTTCCAAAGGATGGGTTCAACATAGCCGAATTCCTCTATGGAGCGAAGCAGTTTTTCATATTCCGAATCGCCGGGTTTAAGGTCTTTGCGCGGATTATACTCCGCTGGGTTTAGCTTATTCGCCGGAATCTTCCGGATGTCCATAGTAGTCATTTGGCGGTTCTCCTTTCGGTTTTTTGCGCTGGCGGTCGATAGCCATCCCGATAATCACATCTTTTTCCGGGTTTAATATTCTTTTCTCGCTGTTTGCGGACACGATATCCCAAATACGATCCCAGCATTCATTTTCATTTTTTTGCATTTTCAACATCGCGTCTGTAAAAGCGGTGACATAGAATTCGTCTTTATCCTCGTTATGACCAACAGTGAGCATTGTCGATAATTCCCATTGAGCGGAAAGCAAGTAATATCTGGCCGCCGCATAATTGGCGATTAGATGCGGGGAAATTAGATTCAAGCATCCTGTCGTAGCCAAAAATTTCACGGTTTCATCGTAAATTTCAGTGGGAGTGGATACCCCACGGGTCTTTTTCACAAGTAGGGGCAAATAATCCGGATGCTCTGTTTGCAAAACACCATCGCCGGGGAATTCCATTTTCTGCAAAGGCCGTCGCCCCGGATTGCCGTCGGCCAGTTTATCAGCAAGACTTTTCGGTTTGCGGCCTGCCCCTTTTCTCGCCCCGCCGTGTGGCATACGACACCTCCCGCCTCGTCAAATCGCAAATTCATGTTGTGGAAAGTTTATGCGGCTGTTTTCAAGATGTTGCCTGTACCCCTTTTATTTTTTCGGATTTACACCCGAATCCCGCGCCCGTCTTTTTTGCCGCTGACCGCCGCCGCGCCCGATTTTGCCCCGCGATGCCCCGTTTACCCCCAAGAGACATAACAAAATCCCTTTTTCCGGGCAAAACTGCATGTACTACAGTTGAAAAAAGCCGGGTTAAAGCAAAACATTCAACTTTGAAGGATGTACAAAAATAAAAAAGCCCGCAAACACTGGGTTTGAGGGACTTTTCAAGACTCTTGAAAGCGCGACAAAGATGCGTGAAACGTGCTGGGAAGTAAAGGTTGTGAAGATTTCTACCGCCCCTACCGGGTCAAAGCATCAAAGCAAACGAGGAGCGGAGCGTGTCTTGGCGTGACAAGAACGGCAAAGGGACACAAGATTATCATCAGCATTAGTACCACCATCCTCAAGTGGGACAATATGGTGGACTTCATCAACAGGAACATAACGTCCAACCTTTAGGCATTCTTCACAAAGGGGATGCTTGGATACATAAAGCTGACGAAGGGTACGCCAGCGAGAACCGTAATGCTTACTGTGGTTTGGGCGATAACGGGAATCATAATCCCGGCTGGTTTTAATCTTGTGTTCAGGGCAGTAACGCTCACCCCGGACAGTTTCGGGACAATATGGGTAAGCGCATGGTTTAAGTGGCAAATCAGGCATGAAAAACCTCCTCGCAGGTTTGATACAGGTTTGATGGTCTTGGAAGCCTTGCAGGTGGCTAAAATCACTGGTTTTGCGGGAAATACGTAATCTATATATATTCTTGCATAACGCAACAAAGGGCAACAACGAAGAAACCGCATAAAATCAATAGAATCGAGCCGCCAACAATAGAGTCCGTCATGTGAAAACATGGCGGCTTCTTAATTATAACACATATTCCTATCAAAAGGGGCCTGCTCTGTCAATCTCGTTCGAGGTTGGCGGAGCAGGCCCCTTTTTTCGTTTTGCCCAAAATCATGGCAATCAAAAAACGGGATATCCAACAAAAAACAAGGAGGTGCTGTCCGATGGGCAGAAGCAAAAACACACGCATCATAAACAAATTCGAGTTCTGGTCGGTCGCTGACTGTGCTTGTGAATTCTGCATCAATTACACAAAAGACCAATCCTGCCCGCTTGATGTTTGCTGTATCGAGGACATACGGCAGGAGGCCATCCGAAGAGAGCAAGCAGCAACATCTTCATCAGAGCCTGCATCATCGGCAAATGCCGCCAACGATGGCGGTGTGTCTGTTTCTGTTGGTGCATCTGATGAAGCCGACACATTCGACGTATCTGACGGTCATGTACCTGATGGTGCCGTTGGTGTCATTGGTATTGGCGGAGGCAAGGAGGTGCTGCTTAGTGCCGTGGATTGATGAAGAGCGAGTCAAGCAAGCCAAAGAAGTTGATTTACTCACCTATCTTCAGCAAAACGAACCGCACGAGCTTGTAAAATCAAAATACGGCACGGACGAATACCGCACTAAAACCCACAGCAGCCTTGTAATATCCAAAGGGCTTTGGGTTCACAACAGAACCGGGCAAGGTGGGAAATCAGCGGTTGATTTCCTTATTAAAATGCGAGGCATGGGGTTTCTTGATGCTGTGAAAGCAGTTGTTGGTGATGGTGATACTGTGGGTGCGAGGGCATCGCCTTCGTTTTCATCCCTGCCCGTAGAATCAGTAAAGCCACAGCCATCACAACCCCAAGCTAAAAAATGGACTTTATACCCGCCAAAACCACAGCATTATTCCAACAAGGCTGTGTCCTATCTGCAAAAGCGCGGCATAAGCCCGGAAGTAATCAACAGGGCGATGCAGGAAGGAACGCTCTACGAGAGCCGCTATTATAATCCCGAAAGCAAATATCACAACATTCCTGTGTGCGTATTCGCCGGCAAAGATGAAACAGGCAAGATTGTTTATGCAGCTCTGCGGGGCATTGATGCGGATTTCAAGATAGACAAAGCAGGCAGCAACAAATGCTATAACTTTACGCTCCCCGCCAAAGACCCAAACAGCCGACACTTGCTCTGTTTCGAGGCTCCTATTGATTTGCTCAGTCATGCCACGCTAATGCAAAGGCGTGGCGGTCTGGTCGCAAGACATTCGTCTTGCTGCTCGACCATGCAACCGGGTATAGACTTCGACAGCCACCGCCTTAGTCTTGGCGGTACATCATCTGTGGCGCTTGTATCGTTTCTTGAACGCAATCCGCAAATCACACGAGTAATGCTCCACCTTGACTTGGATGCCGCAGGCATAGCCGCTGCTCGTGAGATTAAAGCACAACTTCGGTCGGATAGCCGTTTCAAGCATATCCGTGTGTCGTACAACCCGCCGAGAGGTGCGAAGGATTATAACGAGGCGCTGTGCCGTGTTGTCGGCTTGGAGCGGAAGCAGAAGCATTCGCAGCGGCAGGCACGGCGGCAATCAGAGCAACCATCTCGTTGACCCTTGACCTCCGGCAGTCCATATCGTCAACGATTAACAGTCTACTGCCCGCATATTCTCAGTATTTACACCATCATACCATGCCGCCATCTGCGCCACCCATAAGGGGTAGGCATAGATGGCGGCTATTTTTATTTTAGAGGAGGATTTTCATAATGAAAAACAAAAACAACG